CGTGTACGCCATCACTGGAGGCCTCCAGGGCGGAGCGACGAACGACCTGGTCAAGCTGACGACCCTGCAAGAGCAGTTCATCCGGCGGATCACGGCGGATGCCTTCCCGAAGGCCGTCGCGACGTGGAGCGCGCAGAGCCAGGAGTACGCTCTGTTCGTGCCGACGCTGGGCAACGACCGACCCGACACGGGGCTCGTGCTGCACGTCGACAGGCTGCAGGCGGCGCCCGACACCTCGCCCTGGTCGACGCGCAAGGGCTTCCCGGTGGGCGCTGTGAGCACCTTCTTCGGCGGGGCGGTGGTCTTCGGCCATCACACGGGCAACCAGGACAGCGCGCCGGAGAGCGAGCGGGGCCTGTTCGTGCTGAGCGGCAAGCGGGCTCTGGGGCGTGTGCTGGTCGATAACCAGCTCGTGGGCGGCCCGACTCCCACCAGCGTGTACCGCTCGGCCTGGTCTGCCTTCGGCGACCCGCAGACGCAAAAGCAGGTCACCTACGTGACTGTGTGGATGCTGACGACGGGCAACCAGAAGATCACCATGCGGCACTACAAGGACTTCAGCCTGCAGCCTGTCGAAGAGCGCACCTACTTCGCGCAGCCCCCTGACTCGCCAGCACTGGCGACGCTCGACAAGAGTGTGCTCAACCAAGCCGTCTACCGCGAAGAGCGGCTCGTGCCGCTGCGCTTCTCGGTCGCGCACCAAGGCTGCAGCTGGTTCTGCTTCGAGCTCGAGACGCAGGAAGACCTCGTGCTGATCGGCTGGGAGTACGGCTACACCAGCAAGGGGACGCAAACGGTCATGGGAGTGCGCGCATGAAGCACTGGACCACCAGGCAGGCGATGGCACGCAGCGTGCTGGCGCCCGACACAATCAACGACGAGCTCTCTGCCAGCCAAAGCAGCATCACTACGCTCGACCGGTCACAGCTGCCTGCCGACTGGTGCAACGCTTCTCGCCTCGAGGACTACGCGCTGCATCGCGTGTACCAGGACCCGCTTTACCCGGCGTCTCGAAGTGGTGAGCAGCTCGCTGACCAGGACACGAGCGTGCCTGCCAACTGCTGGATCAGCAGCACGATCCAGGTGCACCTCGGCGACTGGACCAACATCGGGCCAGCCGTCACGCTCGCTGGGTTCCGCGGGGGCTCGCTGTACATGGAGTACGGCGCGAACACCTACGCCAACAACGTTTTCGCGCGGGGCGTCAACGACGGCTACCCAGGCTCACCGGCCTTCGTCCGGCTCCGCATCCTGGTGAACGGCATCACGCTCGCCGAGCGGCGGGGCAAGGCCTCGCATGGGCGCTGTCGGGTCTTCGGGTCGCTGCAGCTGCCCGCTGGCGACCTGACGGTGAACCTGCAGTTCAAGCTCACGGAGGCGAGCGAAGACGCTGCGCTGGTCACGCTTGCGGGCGGCCACTTGATGCAGGCTCACATCTACGCGGGGCGCTACCTTGCGGTCGGGAGGTGGCGATGAGCAGGATCGTGCGCGCGCCGGTACAGGACGGAGACAACGTCACAGCGACCAATCTCAACGCGCGCTTCACGGACTACTCGCAGGCTGGCGCGCTCAACGGGTTCAACACGCGCGACGCAGCGGTTGACCTGCCTCACTTCACACCGACACGCTTCCTGGCGCCGCAGATGGCCTCCGGGGTCATCGGTCGCAGCGACTGGCGTCATGCGGCGTTCAACACAGACTTGGCCGTCGCTGGCGTGCAGCCTCCGTTCCTCGTGCGTGACGCTGCAGGTGCGCAGACTCCGCTGGCGCTGGGTACCGGTTGGACGCTGGATGGCGACCACGTGCTGCGCGTGTACTGGGACCTGAGCGTCCGACCCGTCTACACCGGCGCGCGCCCGTGGCAGGGTACCATCAGCGACTGGGACATCGGCACCGGTGCCGTCGTCAACATCGCGACGAACGTCGCCTGTTGGGCGTTTTGGTTGCAGTGGGACGTCACCAGCGCTGCTCTGGCCAACTTCGTGAACGTCCCCGGTCAGGGCGACTTCAACAGCGCCGATCCGAGCGCGACCAAGGTCGGGAACGCGCTGTCGACGTGCGGCGCGACCAGCACCGTCGCAGCGTTCAACGAAACCGCCTCGGCCCCGGACAACGGCAACATGCCTGGCCGCCTCGAGGCCAGGGTCGGCTGGCAGTGGATCAGCGGAGGCTGGCACCGAGAAGGGAGCTCGCTGGCCTCAGTGGTCGTATACGGACTGCGGGTGGTCTTCACCGGCGTGCTGCACAGCTGGAACAACGCAGGGCAGGACTGGCTCGTGCGGGATGACGTGCTCAACGCCAAGGCTGCGTGCTCGCTCGACCACAACAGCGGCGCCCTCAACGCGATGCTCATGCGGGTGAAGTGATGGCCTTCTCAGCGCCGAACGTCTTCACTGCGAACACCACGCTGACGAGCGCTGCGCTCGAGGGCAACTTCGAGGCGCTCCGTGTGTACCTGCACAACGGCGTTGTGGTCGGTGACCTGGAGGCCAGCAAGTGGATCCAGACCAGGCACCTCCAGCCTCCGGAGCTGTTGCCGTACCAGGGCCTCCAGCACGGCCTGAGCGGCTACCAAGGCGGCCAGGCCGCCGGCGGCATGGATGTGCGGCTGGCCTTCGCGACGAAGTTCCTGACCGGTCAGGGCCGGACGCAGGCCAACACCTTCGTGGCGGTCCCGAACGCCTCCTTCCAGCTCGAGGTGCGCCGCTCGATGAAGCTGCTGTTCCACTACTGGTGGGAGTGGGAGGCAGGCCCCGATGTCTCCACCGCCAGCTACCAGGTCGCAGCTGCTGAGCGCTTGGTCTGGCTCGCCCCCTGGGTCGGCTCGGTGCCTGCGGCGTTCACGACCTACCGAGACCGAGCGCAGGAGACCCGCAACGGAGGGCTCGGCCTCGGTGGCGGCTACCCCATCGGCGCCGACAACACCTACCCGCAGAACGGAGGCTACGACGCGAAGCAGGGCTGCCTCGCGTACGAGACCACCGCTGGCGTTGTTACCTTCGGGCTCGCCACCCATTCCCAGGTGGACCGCGTTGGAGTGGTCAACTGGGGAGTGGCGGTCGAGGGCTTCTACCTCTGAGGTGAGCGATGGATCCGTTTACTCTGCTGGCAGGCGGCGCGGCCATCGCCAAGGCGGGCGCTGGGATCGCACAGGGCGTGGGAACCGCTCGCGCTGCGAAGAAGATGATGCTCACCGACGCGGAGAAGCGCGAGCTCGCTGACCTCGAGGCGAGGCAGAGGCGGGGCGAGCTCGGGCTGACGGAGGAGCAGCGAGGCGGCCTCGAGGCGCGCTTCCTGCAGGAGCAGGCTGGCGCGACCCGGGAGCTGCAGACGCAGGGCCTGCAGCAGGCTGCGGCCCGCGGAGGTGGCGTCAGCGGTCGCGAGCTCTTCCTGCAGGAGCAGGCGCGCGCCGGCGCGCAGACTGGCATGCGGGTGCAGCAGGGGCAGGTCCTCGCAGAGGCCGAACGTGCTGCAGCGCAGGCTGAGGCGCAGCGCATCGAGGCGATGCGGCAGCAGCAGAAGGCAGCCGAGGCGCAGAGAGCGCAGGGCATCGCTCAAGCTGTCAGCGGCGGCCTCGCTGGCGCGGCCGATGTCGGCATGCAGGCTGCGGCGATCAAGGAGCAGCGCGCTCAAGCAGAGGCTGCGTTGGTGGCGCAGCAGTTCGCTGTCGACGAGGCGATGCGTCGTCTGGCGAGCCCAGGCGCGATCACTGGCGGCGGCCTCATCCCCGCTGCCCCCCGGAGGTAGGCATGGCCCGACGCGAAGACTACTACGAGCGCTACGCGCGCCAGCTCGCTGCGGTCAACCGAGTCAAGCGGTTCGAGGCCGAGGTCGCGAACGAGCAGCAGAGGCTGACCTACCTGGACAGCCTGGTGCAGAACGAGCGCGCCAACCTGACCAGCCTGCAGCAGGTCTTCGCCGTCCCACCGGTCGACTTGGCCGCGGTGCAAGCTGTTCTACAACAGGTCGGTGATGCGGCCGCACAGCGCGCTGGCGTTGCCGCAGGCAGCCGAGCAGCTCGTGTGGAGGCGACCACGCTGAGCAAGGACGAGCGCGCGGCCATCATGGCTGGGGCGAGCGTCAAGGGCGACGCTCCGGGCATCCTACGGCGAGCGACCGCGCTCATCTCTCCGACCATGACCCCGGAGAAGGCCACGGCCATCGCCTCCTTTGCGGCGAGCCAGGCGCAGAAGTTCCAGGGCCAAGGGCAGGAGCTCGGGCCCATTCTGGCGAACCTGCAGCGCGCGGCGGGCTCAGCCAAGGGCAAGGTCCCAACGGGCCCGGGCGCCGACCTGGCTGCGCAGGCGGCGGCAAGCCGTGCCCTCGAGCAGTTCGCGTTCGCTGGCCCCTCCGGCGTGCGGGGCGGGTACGGAGGCCTCGCGATCGTGGAGCGCCGAGCGCAGACCGCAGACGAGCTCGAGCGCTCTGGCGACAAGGCTGCAGCGGACAAGCTGCGCGCGAGCGGCTTTGCGACGCAAGAAGACGCGCTGCAGGCTGCGCTCGAGGTTGTCCGCACCACTGGGGATGCGAGCAAGGCGGACGCCTACGCGCGCGACATCTACCTGGAGGCGCGCAACAAGCAGGCCTACCGCAACGACCAGCGGGCCGACTTCGAAGAGGAGATCTTGGCCAGCCGCAAGCGCATCGCGCAGCTCGAGGCGGAGCGCGGAGCGCTCGATGCCGCCTACGACGACCCAGCTCTCGAGGTGCTGCGCCGAGAGCTGGAGGCGCAGGGCTTCCGGGTCGAGCGCAAGGGCTCTGCCGACGAGTGGAAGAACCGGTACCTGCAGTACCAGAACACTCCGCTCTACGACACCCTGCTCAAGGCAGACCGACTGGTCGATGACGCACGCACGAACGCGCGCCCTTTGCAGCCTGGGACGACAGCACAGACCAAGGCTGTGAGCTTGGCGCGGGCCTATGACCAGGCGGGCACCACCTACGACGTGAACGTGCTGCGGGAGCAGCTCGCCAAGGACAAGACGCTGAAGGCTCAGGACATCGACGATGCCCTGGCGTTCCTCGTCGCCTACCGCGAGCTCGGCGGAGACAAGCAGGAGCCTGCCCAGCTCGAGGCTGCCGCGCAGGCGGCGCAAGCGGCGAAGCAGACCGACGCGCAGAAGGCTCAGGAAGCCCAGGCCCGGATGGCTGGGCTGCAGGCGCAGAAGGCGGAGCTCGAGGCGAAGAAGGCAGCGGTCAACGCGGCGCCGCCTCGGCCCGCCAAGCCTGCCGAGCTGCCTGCAGCGCTCGTAGCTGGCTTAGGAGCGCTCCCGGGCGCCCCTGGCGAGGAAGAGGCGCTGGTCTTCGGCGGAGGCGCTGTAGCGCCACAGCGCGAGCCAGACCCGACCAACCCTGCCTATGCGTACCAACCGCGCGCCGAGGGGGGCTTCGATGTCTTCTTCAAGGGATCGCCGTCCGGCGTGGCCAAGGCAGGCTCGAGGGCTGCACAGAGCATCGAGCAGGTCCTGGGCGGAGGGCGCGCCCTCCCGCCGCCTAAGCCTCGACCTGTGCCTGCGCAGCCTGCAGCGGCTCCTGCAACGGCTCGTGCGCCTGCTCCTGCGGGCGCGCCAGCAGCTGGCCAGGCGCCGACGCCTACGGCTCCGGCGGCGCCTGTGAAGCCAGCAGTCGAGACGATTGAGCAGCGCATCCAGCGGCTGCTCGAGGCTTCGCGCTGATGGCGACGACCAGCGAGATGCTCGATGCGGCCGAGCGGCTCATCGCCAAGGGGCGCAAAGAGGAGGCGCGCGAGCTGCTCGAGCTCGCACAGCAGATGGAGCCCTCGCTCCCGCTCACTCCGCAGCCCGCGCCCTTCCCGACGTTCGCGCCGACCAGCGAGATGCAGCGTCGTGTCGAGCAGGCAGCTCGCGAGGCCGCTCAGCAGCAGGTCGAGGCGCGGGGCCCATTCGTGGTGGGCGACCCGCTGCAGCAAGAGCGGGACGCCGAACGACGTGCGCGCGAAGAGCTGGAGCGCCAGCGTGGTCGGCTCGTGGTCGCTGGCGAGCCCCGTCCGCTCGAGCCCGGGACCACCGCCCCGTTCAGCCGAGCGTCACGTGTGGTCGAGGCGCCTGGCGTGCTTGTGGCGCCGGTCGAGGGCACCGGCGTGCTGGCGCCAGACGAGCTGGCGCGGCGCGAGGCCGAGGCCCGCGTTCCAGTCGAGGGGCTCCCTGCGCCGCTCGACATCGAGGCGCTCGAGGCGCCCGAGCTCGTGCGGTTCTACCGAGACCCGGACACGGGCAAGCTGCGCCGCCCAAGCGTGCGGGAAGAGCTCGGCGAGGCCTTCCAGCTTCAGACCGAGGTCAGCGAGGAGCGCTTCCGCGAAGAGGAGCGCGTGCGAGGTGAGCAGCAGCGCGAGATCGACAGACGCCTCGAGGCCGGTGAAGACGTGCCTGTCTTCGAGCGCTACGTCGGGCCCCTGGTCAGCGGCGTACTGACCAAGGAGCAGCAGGGCGCTGGCGTGGTCGAGACTCCGCTGGGCGCCGCACTGCGCTCTGCCCTCGGCTGGGTCTCTGTGGCAGCTGCAGAGGGCTACTTCCGAGGCCTCGGCTACGAGGTCGACGAGCGCGGGCTTCCCCGCAATGCGGACGACCTGGGCTACGAGCTCGCCAAGCTGCGTGAGCGCGCTGGGCTGCCTGAGGTGGTCTTCCCGACGCAGGCCCTCGAGCAGGCTGTCACCAGCTACGCGGACGCGATCGGCGCCGACCCTGAGACCCGGAAGACGATCACCAACGCGCTGTCCGCACTGCCGCAGCTGGCGGTCCCGCTGCCTGGTGTTGCCACCCAGCGGCAGACCCGCAAAGTGACCTCGTTCGACCCTGAAGGTCGACGTCGGGTCACCGATGTGGAGGCGCCAGACCCGCTCGAGCAGCCGCAGGCCTTCCTGGCGTTCGAGGCGCGGCGCCTGAGTGAGAACCTCGCCAAGGGGCGGACCCTCGGCGACGAGTGGGCGGACACTCCAGCGGTCCGAGACTACTACGCGCAGGTCACTGGAGACCCAGACGCAGCCTTCATCGCTGGCTTAGTGCCAGAGGTGATCCTGCCAGCTGGCCCTGAGGTGCTCCTGGGCATCGGCTATGTGGCTGATGCAGCCCGCTCGTTCGCCCGAGCTGAGCGCATGCGTGAGGTCAAGGCAGCGCAGGCTGCGGCGCAGGCTGCGGCGCGCAGTCGCGACTTCGTCCGAGGCCTCAGCGAGGCGAGCCCGGTGCGCGCTCGGCTTCCCGAGCTGGAGGCCAGAGCTGCGCAGCTCGAGGTGCGCGCGCTGGAAGCTGCTGACCAAGCGGCGGCCAACGTGAGCCCCGGGGTAGTCCAGGCCGTCGCACGCAAGGCGGCGCGCTTGGCGGTTGTGGATGAGGCCAAGCAGCAGGCGTTCATCGAGAAGCTCGGTGCAGTCAACGTGCCCAGCGACGTCGCCAAGGTTGCCGATGAAGCTGGCCTGACCGAGGCGGACAAAGCGCGCGTTGTGGCGCTGACCAGCCAGAACACGCCAAGCGACTACGTGCTGATCAGCGACTCCGTCGGCGTACCCCGGTCGTTGGCGCCCGAAGCCTCACAGCGGCTGGCCGCCCATCGCCGGACCACGTTCGTGCGCACGCCAGACGAGGTGGCTGACGTGCTGCGAGCCGAGGCGGCGCAGGCCTCGGGGCCAGTCCAGGCCAAGCTCTTCGAGCTCGCTGCGCGCGCGCCCGCGGACGTGGACGCGATCCGCAAGCAGGCCACGTTGGCCCTGAGAGAGTCGGCACGCGCTCGAGGCCTGAGCGCTGACGAGGCCGCCGTCTTCGCGCGCAGCTTCGACCAGCGACCGCCAGGTGAAGCGTTGCCGGAGCTGGCTCGCTACGCGACCTGGAGCGAAGTGCCTGCGGCGGCGCGGCGCCAGGCGCAGGCAGCGTGGGAGGTGAAGTTCCTCGACCAGCTGGGCCCCATGGCGCGCCGCGCTGCAGACCTGACGCGGGCGAAAGTGTGGTTCGACGGCACGGAGTCCGTCTTCAACGGCCTCACAGCGCGCAAAGCCCGGGCTCTGGCTCCGTTCGTGCCGCTGGACCGAGGCACGCTGGCGGCGGCGCGCGCTGCACGGGAGATCCAGGCCAAGGGCATCTCCAGCCTACGCGAGCTCAAGGGCAAGCTCACCGAGGCCACGAAGAGGACCGGCAGCGTCGACGGCGCTCTCGACGAGCTCATGGCGGCCGAGCTGACGCGCTCTGCTGCAGCGCGGACACCGGCGCCCCAGGCCTGGGAGGCGCTCTTCGAGGCCTTCTACGGAGCCCGCAAGGACGCAGCCAAGGAGCGCGCCGCAAGCCTCGTGAACCTCGAGCAGTACCCGACCATCGCACAGGTGCGCGCCCTCGACAGGCTGCTCGAGACCCAGGGCATCGTCACAGGCAAAGCTCCTGACTTCCGCGCGGGCTTCCTCAAGGTCATCCATGAGCAGGGCCTCAAGAAGGCGCTGAGCGCCGAGGCGCGCGACATCTTCGCAGCGCAGGCTGCTGTCGACCTTGCTCCTGGTCAGGCGCTCGCAGACATCATCCAGCGGTTCCCGCAGCCTGGCGCTGTGCGGACGTTGCCTGTGCCCAACCTGACGGCAGCAACGCCCTCGACTCGCATCGCGCTGGTGGACCCGACCGCTGGAGAGGTCGAGCGCGCGCTGTCCGAGGGCGTAGCGGACGGCCTCTTCACCGCGATCGACAGTGTCCCAGTGCGGGCTCGAGGTGCCACGTCAGCCTACCTGCAGGATGCCATCGAGCACATTGCCAGCGTGGGGCGGCGCGACTCGCAGAGCCGCTTCACCTACGGCTACGTCTTGCCCAACGTGCCTGTGCAGCTCGGCCGGCTAGCCCAGCTGGGGCTGCTGCCGATGGCGACCATCGGCGCGCGGCGCACGCTCGAAGCGGCTGGCCTCGTGGGTCGCGACGCGCTGGACTACGCGACAGAGGCGGTGTTCAACCGGAGGATGCTGGGCACAGGCATTGTCGATGACGTAGGCGTCTACTACAGCCCGAAGATGATCGACGACCTGGCGCGCAGCTACGGCGTGGGCACCAGCGCAGTCGAGGCTGAGCGGGTAGGGTCGCTGGGGCGCGACTTGCTGCGAGAGGCGCAGGCTGCAGCGGCTAAGCACCCACGGCTGGCGAGCGTGCTCGAGACGGCGAACCCGCTTGA